AATGAATCCTCTGGAATTTCAACAATTGCCTTCCAAGGAACTAATACATCTCCGCTTGGTCCAGACGTTGGTATTTCCAGTTTCCCCAAAGGTGGAATTATTGTTTCCGTAGGATCTGAAGAAGGTCTGGGATATCAACCACTAATATCTGCTGGTGGAACTGCTGTTGTATCTGCCTCTGGAACCATCACCTCTATCGCCATTGGTAACAGTGGTTCTGGATATAGAGCTGGAATACAAACGACTGTTAATGTTGCTATCAGAACAGATTCTACAGCACGATCGAACATTGTTTCTATCGGAACTGCATCAATATCTGGTGGACATATTACTGGAGTTGCGGTTACAAACTCCCAGGTATTCTATGCACCAAGAGATATATCAAATGTTGGTTATAATTCAATAACCGGATTAACAACAGTCACTACATCAACTGCACATGGATTGTCTTTCGATGATCAAGTTATTGTTTCTGGTATAGCGTTCACATGTGATTATAGTGGTGCAGGACCAGTTAATGTCACTAACGCCATTTATAATAACGTAAGTGGCATTATGACTGTGACCACATCAGCTGCTCATAACCTTTCTACTACTGGAGAAAAGAGTGACGTTCTTCTGACCGGTCTTGGATTTACTTGTGGACTTGATGGTGGGTCATCCACTCATACTTATCCAAGAACAACAGACCCTGTTTATTGTGGTGCCAAGGTAACTGCAGTTAATAGTTCTACTGAATTTGAAATCAATGCTGGTGTTTCTACAGTTCCAACTTTCTTCCAAAGTGGAGGAACTGCTCAACCTGTTCTTATTGCACCAAGAGCAATCAACAATTCTGCTAGCGGAAATGACCCAGCAGTAGACGGAACAAATGTTCTTAAAGTCATTGACAGTACAACTTTTGAAATAAACACTGGTATTTCAACTAGAAAACATTTCTATGCAAGATGTGGTAAAGTCAATAAACCACTTGATGTTGTAATCGACGATCCACTAAGTTACTCTAATATTCACTTGAATTATTCTTCTTCAAGTGTTGTTGGAGTAGGAACCAGCGCAGTTGTTGATATTGTAGTTGGTCAAGGATCTAGTGTCATTGACTTTACCTTTAGAAATACTGGATATGGATTTGGTAATGGTGAAATATTGACAGTTCCCGTTGGTGGACTTACTGGTATACCAACGTCATCATCTTTCTCTACTGCAAATGAATTCCAAATTACTATAGATGAAGTCTTTAATGATGCCTTCTCTGGCTGGTCTGTTGGAGAATTACAACAACTCGATAATGTCGAAGATTTCATTGATGGATCCAGAAAGAACTTCCCACTTTCTCTAGCAGGAAACTCTATTTCTATTGTTTCTGGAAAAGGATCAAAGATTAATGTTCAAGATGTTCTCCTTATATTTGTAAATGATGTGCTTCAAATTCCTGGAAAAGGTTATACCTTCAAAGGTGGAAGTATTATAACATTTACTGAAGCACCTAAAGTTGGTGATATTATAAACATTTTATTCTATAAGGGGTCGGGTGATTCTGATGTTATCTTTAGAAATATCATCGAAACAGTTAAGAAGGGAGATACCCTCCAAATTATACATGATGCGTCTGTTGGACAAGCATCTTCTCTGGATGAGGATGAAAGAGTTGTTGATCAGGTCAAATCCACAGATATAGTTGGAACTAACCCATACTTAGGACCTGGAAATACTGATGATGTTACTTTAGAAAGACCAGTTATTTGGTGTAGACAAACTGAAGATGTTTTTATTAACCAAATTCCTGTTGGTAAGAGCAGAGAACTTTATGAACCTGTTATCAATCCAAGTGCTTATATCACTAAGTCAGTTGGTGTTGGATCAACGGCAATTTATGTTGATAACGTAAGACCTATATTTAACTCTCAAAATGAAAATGATACAAGTCTTACATTCCAAAATAAGATTAAATTTATATCTCAAGAATCAAAAACTGCAGCAGCTGCCACTGCAATAGTTTCTGGACTTGGAACCATATCTTCCATCTCAATCTCTGATGGAGGTTCTGGATATACATCTGCTCCTGTTAGTAACAATCGGAAGTACAGCACAATCTGTTGGACTGGGAACTACAGCAACAGCAACTGCATCAATTACGGCAGGTGTTGTTACTAGTATTACACTATCTAATGCTGGAACTGGATATACAAATACAAGTGTTCCACCAGTTCTTGTTGCTCCACCATCATATACTGAAGAGGAGGTTAGTGTTGTTTCATATTCTGGTGATAGTGGTGTTATTGTTGGATTTGGAACCACAAATGTTGGAGTTGGCACTACATCACTAATCTTTGACATTCACATTCCGTTTGACTCATTCTTGAGAGATACTAAAGTTGCTGGAACTGCAGTTACAATTAGTTCCCTTAATGCAAATGATGTCTTTATAGTTAAAAACTCTAACATTGGTGCAGGAGCAACATCAATTACTGCATTTGATCCTGCAGGTAACACTGTTGGCGTAGGAACATCCTTCGCAGATAATGTATATGCAGTTAGAACCGCAGTCTCTATCTCTACCAGCGTTCAGGGAATCACCACTCATGTTAGAAGAGTTACCGTTGATGTTGATCAATTCATTACATCAGGTATAACAACTTCAGATTTCTTTGGAAATTATAGTTGGGGAAGAATTGATATTTCTGGAAGATCTGAATCTACTTCATATTCTGCATATACTCAAGGTGGTATTGGTTTGACTGAAGGATCTGGTATTTCAACCTCAACTATGGTCACAAGATCAAACTTCTTGAAATTTAAAAATTATGTGGTTTAATCCCTAATAAATAAGTAAAAAAGTCTTAAAAATGGCTGCCATTATAACTGATCAAATTAGAATATTAAATGCTGGTAATTTCATTGCTGGAGTTTCTAACGCCAGTAATTCATATTATTCATTTATTGGTTTGACTAATCCTGCGGATTATCAGACTGATTGGGATGAAGATCCACCTTCACCTAAAGATAATTTTGATCAGGAAAATGATTATTGGAATACAATGGTTGCCTTGAAAAAAATTAATACTGATGATGCCAGAAGAGTTGTACCTAAGATAACTTGGTCTTCGGGAACCACTTATGACATGTATAGGCATGATTATAGTAGATCAAATACTGCTGTAGTTTCTGGATCAACATCACTATATCTTGCAACTTATTTTGTAATGAATAGTGATTTTAGAGTTTATATTTGTCTTCAAAACGGAATTGATCCTGATAATCCCTCTGGAAGACCTTCTCTCGATGAACCAACTTTTACCGATTTAGAACCAAAATCCGCAGGGACAAGTGGTGATGGTTATGTGTGGAAATATCTTTATACAATTAAACCAAGTGATGTCGCAAAATTTGAATCAACAGACTATATGCCAGTTCCCAATGATTGGGCAACAGCAGCAGATAATGAGGCTGTTAGAGATAATGCTGTTGATGGATCAATTAAAATTGTAACAGTTACAAATAAAGGTGTTGGTCTCGGAACCGCTAATTCCACTTATACTTCTGTTCCAATTAAAGGAGATGGTTCTGGTGCAGAATGCACTATCACAATTGATGGGAATCAACAGGTAAGTTCTGTTACTGTTTCAAATCAAGGATCTGGATATACTTTCGGCAACATTGATTTGGAAGCAGGGGGAGTTCCAACTGGAACTACAAGGCCAACTTTTGATGTAATTATACCTCCACAAGGTGGTCATGGTGCAGACATCTATAGAGAACTTGGTGCATATAATGTTTTGCTTTATTCTAGAATTGAAAATGATAATAATAATCCAGATTTTATAACTGGAAATCAAATTGCAAGAGTTGGTGTTGTAGAAAACCCAGAACAATTTGGATCATCTAGTGTACTTTCTGCAGATAAAGTGAGTGCTCTTGGAGCTCTTAAACTATCTGGAATTGGATATAGCGTTGCTACTTTTACAGCAGATTCATATTTTACTCAAACTGTATCTACAGGTACAACAGCAGTTGGTAGAGTTGTAAGTTATGATCAAAATACCGGAGTTCTTAAATACTGGCAAGACAGATCTTTAGCAGGATTTAATACCGTAGGAACTGCACAAACTCAACCTCAATATGGATTTAATGTAGAAGAATTTACTTCATCTCCCGGCACAGGTGGCGCATTAACAATTACACCTACGGTTGGTTTAGATTTATCAATTGATAGTGGTTTCTCAGGTATATCTACCGTAATAAATAATCGTACATACTATCTCGGTCAAACCTTTACGAGTGGTGTTGCCAATCCAGAGGTTAAGAAACACTCCGGTAATATAATTTACGTTGACAACAGACCATCTATAACAAGATCGTCAAACCAAAAGGAAGACATAAAAGTTATTTTGCAGTTCTAAAGAATTATGCCACA